CGGCTACACAAGACATCACCATCAATCTGCGCAACAGGGCCAAGGCGATCAACAGCGCCAACTACGGCCCTGAGAATCCCGACCTGCCGAATACTGCTTTTTGGAAGAAAAAGGCAGACGAGTGGGAGGTCAGCATTGAGGATGCCAAGATGAGCCGGTGCGGTAACTGCGCGGCTTTTAATCAAGAGGAATCAATGCTCGACTGCATTGAAAAGGGCATTGGCGGCGAGGGTGATGCCGAGGAAGTTATTGAAAAAGGTGATCTGGGCTACTGCGAAATCTTTGATTTCAAGTGCGCGGCCAGCCGTACCTGCGATGCATGGGTCACTGACAGTGACGAGGATGAAGATGGCGATGAATACGAGGCAGGTGAGAACAGCGCGATGGAGGGTGAGGACATGGGTGGCAAGCCGATGCTGGTCATCAAGATTGGCGCAAAGAAATGAAAACTGGACTCTATGCCAACATCAACGCCAAACAGGCGCGTATCGCTGCTGGTTCCAAAGAGAAGATGAGGAAGCCTGGCAGCAAGGGCGCACCAAGCACTGCCGACTTTAAGGCAGCGGCCAAGACCGCCAAGCCAGTGAAGAAGAAATGAAGACCCCAGCTTGGCAGCGCAAAGCAGGGCAAAACCCCAAGGGGGGCTTGAACGCTGCTGGACGGGCCAGCCTGAAAGCCGCCGGCCAAGACATCAAGCCACCCGTCAAGGCTGGCGACAATCCGAGGCGTGCATCGTTCTTGGCACGCATGGGCAATATGCCTGGGCCTGAGATGAAGAACGGCGAGCCGACAAGGCTGCTGCTGAGTCTCAAGGCATGGGGCGCAAGCTCCAAGGCCGATGCCAAAAGTAAGGCGGCGGCAATCAGCGCCAGAAACAAAGCCAAGAAATGATCAGTCCCATTGTGATTGCCACAGTCAGGGGGCATGGGCTGGCGGTGCTGCTGGAGTCGATCAAGCAATACGCGCCAGAGTGTCCGGTCTACCTGCGGGGGCCAGAGTCAGTGCTTGAGAACTTTGAGGCTGACTACAAAATCTATGGCCAGCCAAGGAACTTTGGCGATGACTACAACGAGGTGATTGAGGCGGCGATGAAGGACTGGTCATCTTGTATCGTGGCCAACGATGACATTGTGCTGACGCCGACCAGCGTCAAAACCTTGATTGAGGATGTGGCGATCATCAAGACCATGCACAGCGTCAAGGCTGGATGGGTTGCATCAAGGACTGATGCGGCGCGGCCTTGCCAAAATGTGAGGGTTACTGAGAAACCCGAGAAGCTGAACTTTTACAAATTCCCGTCTGAGGCCCACATCAAGATGGCCGAGGAAGTCAGCCCGATATTCGCGTGGATCTCGGCTGAAGCATTTGAGGAGGCAAAGTTTCCCCCTCTGAATTGGTACAGTGACGATGTGCATTGTAGGGATTTGATCGAAAAAGGCTACTCGCATTTTGTGAGTGCCAGCTATGTCCACCACATCGGCAGCAACACGATTGGCTTTAATGCCCAAAAACTGCATGAGGACGCGCTGCCGTGGCTCATGGAGAATCGTCCAGAATATGCAAAGGCTTGGTTTGGCTTTTAAAGATTAAAATTCAAGCAATGCGGTTTACCTAAAGGCACAGCCATGATTGAAAACATTACCGACAATTTATCCACCGACATTGCAGCCCAGACCCCGATGGACGATGCGGAACTGCAAGCGATCATCACGCAAGATCTGACTGATGCCATCAGCTATGTGGACAGCGACCTGTCGCCAACCCGTGCGCGGGGGACTGAGTACTACCGAGGCGACCTGTTCGGCAACGAGGTCGAGGGCAACAGCAAGGTGGTGGCGATGGAGGTGCGCGACACTGTAAGCGCCATGCTGCCCAGCCTGATGAAGGTCTTTTTCTCCAGCGAGAATGTGGTTGAGTTTGTGCCTCGGGGGCCAGAGGATGTGAAGTCTGCGCAGCAGGCCACCGATTATGTAAATTACATTTTCCAAAACGACAACAGCGGATTCTTGACTACCTACGCCATTTTCAAGGATGCGCTGGTCAGGAAGTGCGGCATTGCCAAGTTTTACTGGACTGATGACGAGAAAGTCAAGATTGACGATTACACCGGCTTGGATGAGCAGACCCTGCAAATGGTGATGCAAGAGCCTGATGCGCAAGTCAAGATTGTGGTTTCCTACCCAGACCCAGATATTGACGAGATGCAGATGACCACCATTGACCCAATGACGGGTCAGCCGGTGACGATGCCAGCGCCAATGCTGCACGATGTGCAAGTCAAGCGCGTTACCAAGGATGGCCGCATCACTGTGATGGCCGTGCCGCCAGAGGAGTTGCTGCTTGACAGACGCGCTCGGTCTTTTGATGACGCCACCATCATTGCCCACCGGCAGATGGCCACAGTGGCTGACCTGCTGGCGATGGGCTATGACCAAGAAGAGATTGACGAAAATATCTCCAGCAGCGACTTGGACAGCAATGACGAGTATCTGGCGCGGCAGCCGCTATCCACCACCTTTGGCATAAATGACGCAGCCAACCCGATGATGCAGCGGGTGCTGTACATCGAGGCATATTCACGGGTTGACTATGACGGCGATGGCCTTCCAGAGTTGCGCAAGGTCTGTTGCATGGGCAGTGGCTACAAGGTGGTGCGCAACCTGCCGGCCAGCTACATCCCGTTTGCTGACTTTCCCTGCGACCCAGAGCCGCACACCAGCCCATTGGAAGCGATGTCGATTTTCGACATCACGCATGACTTGCAAGAGATCAAATCGGAGATCCTGCGCAATACGCTGGACAGTCTGGCGCAGTCGATCCACCCCCGCACGGCGGTGGTTGAAGGCCAAGTCAACATTGACGATGTGCTGAACAACGAAACCGGCGCGATTATCCGTATGCGTGCGCCTGGGATGGTTCAGCCTCTGTCCACCCCATTTGTGGGTCAGGCTGCATTTCCAATGTTGGAGTACATGGATCAGATCCGCGAAGACCGCACCGGCATGAGCAAGGCGGCGATGGGTCTGAACGCTGACGCATTGCAGTCAAGCACCAAGGCGGCAGTGGCCGCCACAGTGTCAGCCAGCCAGAGCCGGATTGAATTGACGGCACGCATTCTGGCCGAGGGCATGAAGAAGCTGTTTAAGGGCATTTTGTTCTTGGTGGTCACTCACCAAGACAAGGCTCGGATCGTGCGTATGCGCAACGAGTTTGTGACGATTGACCCAAGCCACTGGGAAACCAGCATGGACGCAAGCATCAACATCGGTCTGGGCAACGGCGATACCAACGAGCGTTTGCAAGGTCTGATGATGATCATGGCCAAGCAAGAGCAGATATTGCAGCAGCTTGGCACTCAAAATCCATTGGTCACCCCGCAGCAGTTTTCTAATACCTTGCGCAAGATCGTGGAGTTGTCTGGGTTCAAGGATGCGTCCAGCTACTTTCAGGACATCCCTGCCGACTATGTGCCGCCAGCGCCACCAGCGCCCAAGGCTACGCCAGAAGAGTTGCTGGCACAGGTGCAGGCCGAGTCCATCAAAGCCGACATCCAAAAGAAGGCGGCAGAATTGGAGCTAAAGCGCCAGCAAATGATGATGGATGACGATTTGAAGCGCGATCAGATGGCCCAAGATCTGTACCTCAAAAAGTATGAAATTGAGTTAAAGTACAACTCACAGATCAATACGGCTGAGATCGATGCGGCTCAGAATATTGATCGTGAAGCAATTCGTCAGCAGGCGGCACTGGCCCAGCAGCAGGCGGCTCAGTTTATTGAGCAGCAGCAGCCACCGATGCAGCCGATGATGAATCCATCAACCTTTAATGGAATGGCACAGTAAGTGACAAATGAAGACCAGGTAAACAAGGGCCGAAAGGCCAAGCAGTTGCTTGAGGACGAAACCCTCAACACTGCGATTGCAAAATTGGAGAATGACCAACTTTGGGTATTTCGATCATCGAAACCTGAAGAGTCTGTGAAGAGGGAGACAGCGTGGTGCATGTTGCAGGCCATTGATGGCTTGAAGCAAGAGTTGACCAAAATAATGGACAACGGAAAGATTGCACAGAGCGCTATCACTAAATCACAGAAAAATCTAATTTAAGAAAATACTATGGCAGAAATACAAGCAATGAATGTGGTCGAGGCGACCAGTGCAATCTCAGCAATGTTGGCCCCTGAAGAAGGACAAGCGCAAGTTGGTGAGACGCAGTCAGCCGAAGAGTCCGAAGAGGACTTAGAGGCAGCGGCTTCTGAGGATGATGAGTCTGGTGTGGAAGACGCGCCAGATGAAGAAACCTCAGAGGAACAGTCTGGAGAAGAGGAAGAGCAAGAGGAGCAAGAACAGCCACAGACTTTCACCGTCAAGATTGACGGTAAGGAAGTCGCTGTGACGCTGGACGAACTCCAAAAAGGCTATTCAAGGACTCAGGACTACACCCGAAAAACGCAGCAGATTGCCGAGGTGCGAAAGCAAGTCGAGGCAGAGACGCAGGCAGTTCGGGCCGAGCGTGGACAGTACGCTCAATTGTTGGGAGCATTGCAAGCCCAGCTTCAGTCTTCAGAGCCGCAGGTCGATTTGGATCGTCTTTATAACGAAGACCCAATCGAGTGGGTGCGGCAAAAAGAGGTTTTGCGGGATCGACAGGACAAGGCACACGCTATTCAGGCCGAGCAGCAGCGCCTTTACCAGTTGAGTCAGCAAGAGCAGCAGCAGTCTATGCAGCAGCATCTGGAAAGCCAGAAAGATGCGCTGTTGGCGGCACTGCCAGAGTGGAAAGACGCAAAGAAAGCAAAGCTAGAAAAAGCGATGCTGATTGAGTCTGCCAAGTCTGCCGGTTTTTCTGATGAAGACTTGAAGAGTGTTTACGATCACCGGCTGGTCTTACTGCTGCGTAAAGCAGCGCTGTTTGACCAGATGGTAAGTAAGCGTCAAGGCATCAAGCCTGTGGTGAACAATGGCCCACGACCAGCCAAGCCAGGAGCAGCGGGTCGGGTTTCGACAACAAGTGAGGCAGTCCGTGCAAAGCAGCGTCTTGCAAAAACGGGTCGCATCGATGATGCGGCTGATGCAATTTACAAACTTTTAGGATGATCCATCATGACAATCGTAGCAAACACCTTCACCACATACTCTGCAAAAGGTATTCGTGAAGATCTCAGCAATGTGATTACCAACATTGCGCCTGAAGAAACGCCTTTTATGTCCAACATTGGCCGCGAAAGTGTGACCAATACTCTGTTTGAATACCAGACAGATACACTGGCCGCAGCCGCTGCCAATGCCCAGCTTGAGGGTGATGATGTCGGTACTTTTGACGCCGTGGTTCCTACCGTGCGCGTGCAGAACTACTGCCAGATCAGCCGCAAGACTATTGTCTTGTCAGCTACTGAAGAAGTAGTAAATAAGGCAGGCAGACGCTCTGAACTAGCATACCAAATAGCTAAAAGGGGTTCGGAGCTAAAGCGTGACCAAGAATTCATCATGCTGTCCAACACTGGTGCAGTTGCTGGTGACTCAACCACAGCGCGGAAGACGGGTTCTTTGACGGCCTTCTTGAAGACCAACATTGACTTTGACACCACCAACGGTGCTAACCCGACTTACACCACGCTGCCAGCCGCTGGCCGTACCGATGGCACTGTGCGTACCTTCACTGAAACCATTCTCAAGAATGTGATTCAGAAGGTGTGGACTGCTGGCGGTACACCAAAAATCCTGATGGTTGGCCCTGTCAACAAGCAGCGCGTTTCTGGCTTTGCTGGTATCGCATCCAGCCGCTTCAACATTGACGGCGGTGCAAAGCCTGCCACATTGATCGGTGCAGTTGACATTTATGTCAGCGACTTCGGCAATGTGTCTGTGATTGCAAACCGCTTCCAGCGTGAGCGTGATGCGTTTGTGCTTGACCCTGACTACGCAAAGATGACTGTGCTGCGTCCTTACCAGCAAGTCGAACTGGCCAAAACAGGCGATGCCGACAAGCGCATGCTGCTGGTTGAGTACGGCCTGAAAATCTTGGCAGAAAACGCTCACGGCTTGGCCGCTGACTTGGTTACTTCTTAACAGTAAGCAACGGGAAGGGCCAGAGAAATCTGGCCCTTTTTTAAATGATTCACAAAAGACTATTTAGCGAAAACAAAGATCAGGGTATCACCCGCTACTGGCATGAGAATGCTGAAACTGGCGATGTGACCATTGAGACTGCGCAAGATGTGACTGCGGTCATTGAGGCCAACAAGGCCATCTACAACGCTATGGACGGCAAGGCCAACTGGAATGGCGAATGGCACTTGGTGGCATCCATCCCTGAAGCGCTTTATTACAAGATGAAGGCCGAGGGCAAGATCGATGATCAAGAGTACATGAAACGCTGGCTCAACGATTCCGACAATCAATTTTTTAGAACACGACCTGGGAAAGTATGAACTACATTGCGGTCTGCACTCCAGCACGGGACATGGTTCACACCATGTACAGCTACGACTTGGTGAACATGGTTGCGTATCACACGCTCAACACCAATGACGCTGTAAGCCTAAAAATCTCTCAAGGCACTTTGATTGCCAACCAGAGAGCAGAGTTGTCACTGGATGCAATGGCCGAGGATTGCAGCCACATCCTGTTCATTGACTCTGACATGCGGTTTCCGCAAGACATGATCGGGCGGCTGCTTAAGCATGACCTTGACATCGTGGCGACCAACTGCGCACGGCGTAGAATGCCCACTGGCCCAACAGCGCAACTGTACAAAGAGAACGGCGACAGGGAACTGGTCTGGACAATGCCAGAGTCCACCGGCCTGCAAGAAGTTGGGTCTGTGGGAATGGGTGTGATGCTGATCAAAAAAAATGTCTTTGCGGCACTGTCTGAGCCTTGGTTTGAAACGCCTTGGCGCGTGGACAAAAGGGGCTACATTGGTGAGGATGTTTTTTTCTGCCAAAAAGCAGCGGCAGCAGGCTTTAAAATATGGATTGATCACGATGTCTCCAAAGAGATTGGACACATCGGGACTTTTGAATTCAAGCACGATCACACTTGGGTGATGAAAGAAATAGAGGCAGTCTGATGGCTCTGACAACCTACACCGAATTGAAGGCATCCATTGCAGACTGGCTCAATCGGTCAGACCTGACGGCGGCTATCCCCGATTTCATCTCTCTGGCCGAGGCGCAGATGGAACGCACCCTGCGCACGAGGCAGATGATTGTCAGGGCCAATGCGTCATTCAATGCTGAGTATGGCGCAACGCCCAATGACTTTTTGGAAGTCAAGTCTTTCAAGCTCACCGGAACAAATCCACCAACACCCCTGTCGTTTATGACTGTAGACGCGCTGGATGCTGAATCAACAAAATTCACAGCCAGCGGCAGGCCAAGTTTTTTTGGCGTGGTCGGCACTCAGTTCCGGCTTGTCCCAACACCCGACACAAACTATCTGACTGAGCTAATTTATTACGCAAAGTTGTCAAAGTTGTCAAACTCTGTGGCTACCAACTTTTTGCTGGATTCAAGCCCTGACGCCTATTTGTACGGAAGTCTGCTACAGGCTGCTCCATATCTGCAAGATGATGCGAGAATTCAGGTGTGGGCAACGCTGTATGAGCGTGCATTGAGCGACTTGCAATTGGCCGATGACAGGGGTGCATCCTCTGGCGGTGCATTGCTTACCCGTGCAAAGACTTTTGGATAAATATGATTACGACTACCAAAGGCGAGATGGACGAGTCACTGCTTGAAAAGCGTGAAGGGTCTGTAGAGAATGACACCGAGACAACGACTTGGGTTGAGTACTGGCTGGGCGAAGAGTTGGTGCATCGATCCGTTCACATGGCGCTCAAGCGCGGTGTTTTTGCTGATGGCATCACTGAACAAATTTAAGGAAATAGATCATGGCAAATACCCAGGCGATGTGTACCAGTTTCAAAGGTGAACTGCTTGTCGGTCATCACAACTTTGGCACTGGCGTTATCCGTGCAGCAACGACTGCCGACACCTTCAAGGCTGCGCTGTACTTGGCATCTGCCACAGTCAATGCCGCCACTACGGCCTACAGTTCCACCAACGAGGTGACAGGCACTGGCTACACTGCCGGCGGCGTGACAGTGACCTTTGGCACTGCGCCAAGCACCAGCGGCACGACAGCCTTTGTGACCCCCAGCGCCAGCATCAGTTACTCTGCTGTCACGCTGTCCACAGCGTTTGATGCTGTCCTGATCTACAACAGCACGCAAAGCAACAAGGCGGTCAGCGTCCACACCTTTGGCTCACAGACAGTGACCGCAGGGACATTCACGCTGACCATGCCAACCAACGATGCCAGCACCGGCCTGATTCGGCTGGCTTAAAGGGGCAGCAGCATGGCTGCTTATGGGTCAGGCTATTACGGCCTTGGTGTTTATGGCATAGGCAATGTAGTCATCAGCGGCAACCAGGCGACTGGTGCTGCTGGTAACTTGCTGGCCGACAGGTCTGTCCAAGAAGACGGGACAATTGCCACTGGCAATGTCGGCACAGTCGGGCTGACTTTATCCATTGCCATCACCGGCAATGCGGCCACGGGCGGTGTTGGCTCTGTATCTGTATCCTCAACAAATGCAGTCACCGGCAATGCGGCCACGGGTGCAGTCGATAGTGTGGCGGTTGTGCTTGCGTTTACAGCGCAAGGCAACACGGCCACAGGCTCTGTCGGTTCTGTCAGTGTCACCAGCACGAAAGCGGTCACCGGCAATGTGGCGACTGGTGCTGTGGAGACGATGCCGAGTGAGGTCATCACTTTCCAAGCGATCACAGGCAATGGCGCAACGGGATCAGTTGACAGTGTTGGCAATGTCATCACAGTTGCATTGACAGGCAACAGCGCCACAGGGTCTGTCGGCATCATCTTTGGTTTTGGCTGGGGCGCGATACCCGACAGCGCAGAAACTTACACACCGATCAGCGACAGTGCAGAAAGTTGGACTGCAATCGTTGATAATTCTGAGACTTGGACACCTATTTAGGAGCAACGCATGGCAGATACCACAACTTCCAACCTACTGCTGACAAAGCCAGAGGTAGGCGCATCGACAGACACTTGGGGGACAAAGGTCAATACCGACCTAGACTTGGTGGATGCGATCTTTACCGCCAACGGCACTGGCACATCGGTTGGTATGAATGTCGGCTCTGGTAAGAGCCTGAAGCTGGTTGGCGATGTCATTGACACCAATGGCAATGAGTTGCTGAAGGTGACCGCCACAGCGTCTGCCGTAAACGAGTTAACACTGGCCAATGCGGCCACTGGTGGCGCACCAGTGTTATCTGCTACAGGCGGCGATACGAACATTGGAATTGCGCTTACACCCAAAGGCACTGGTGGTGTTGTATTCCCAGCAGGCTCTGCGGCTGCACCAACCATCACCACCACAGGCGACACCAACACCGGCATCTTCTTCCCTGCTGCTGACACCATTGCTTTTGCTGAAGGCGGTGCGGAGGTTATGCGGATTGACTCCAGCGGCAATGTGGGGATTGGGACGAGTTCGCCGGGGGAAAAGTTGGATGTTCGAGGTGTTACTGGCGTAATAAAATTAACCTCTACAACTGGGACAAATGCTGTTTACTCAACATTTAATAATACTGGTGGTGATTTTTATATAGGTCGTGAAGATATTACAGGTGGCACATTTGGAACTTCTGCGCCTTATGCGTCTGTATTTTATGCAACAGGTGCATACCCAATGGTGTTTTTCACCAACGCCACAGCACGTATGCGCATCGACTCCAGCGGTAACTTGCTCTGTTTGCGTGGGTTAGTAGTGGGAGGATCGGGAACAATTGACGGAAAGTTTGCAATAGCGACTGCTGCGCTTTCTGCTGGTGCTGGTACTTATCCATTGAAATGGAACTCAACCACAGGAGCAGTTACATACGACACATCATCTCGCTTGGTAAAAACAAATATTGTTAATAGCCCTTACGGACTTGCTGAGGCATTGCAAATAAAAGCGCGTCAATACACTCGCGTTGATAGTGGTCAAACTGAAATTGGCTTAATTGCGGACGAAGTTGTAGAAATACTACCTGAGTTTGTGCCGATGGTTTTAAAGTCAGTTTTGACAGGAAATGAAGAAGATATTGAACTTGTTGCCGGTGGTGTAAGTTACGACAAACTTACCGCTGTTTTGTTTAAAGCCATCCAAGAGCAGCAGACCCTCATCACAGCCCTGACAACCCGCATCACAGCACTTGAGTCTGCACCATGACCGAAGACATCACTCACCGTGAAATCTACGACAGGCTTGTTGCTGTCGAGGTTAAGGTCGATGCCCTGACCACCAGCACCAAGGATGTGACGGCAGCGTTTGTTGCCGCACAGGGCGCGTTCAAGGTGCTGGAGACTCTCAGCCACCTAGCCAAGCCCCTGCTGTGGCTGGGCGGTCTGTTCGTGGCGGCTGTGGCTTTCTGGGATCACTTCAAGGTACGCTGAGATGGACGCGCTGCCGCCACCACCGCCAGCAGTCCAAGCCCCCGCGCCTGTCTTTGAGTGTGTGAGGTGGTCGTGGTCGTCTGACCGGCTGCTGGTCTGGTGCTTGAAGTGGCGGGAGAGAAAGAAGTGATCGATCCATTCACGGCCCTTGCCGCAATTTCAACAGCCGTCAAGCTGGTCAAGAAAACCGTGGCTACGGTGCAGGACATTGAAAGTCTTGGCCCCGTCTTAGGCCAGTACTTCAGCGCCAAGGCTGACGCAATCGAAGTGGTCAGCAAGGGTGGCTTTTCAGGGTCAGCCAAAGGCCAAGCCATTGAGCTTGAGATGGCGATTGAGAGCGCCCGTGCATTTGAGGAAGAGATCAAGATGCTCTTCTTCTCGTCCAACAAGATGGATGTGTGGCAAAAGATCGTTGCCCGCACTGCGAAGATCGAGCGCGATCATGCCATTGCCGAGGGCAAGCGCAAGGCGGCAGCAGCCAAGCACAAGAAAGAAATGGATGAGGTCATCACCATCGTGCTGATGCTCCTGATTTTCTTGCTGGTCTGTGGCGGGGTTGGCTGGGTTGTCTACGAGGCCATGCAGCAGTGCGGAGGTAAGTGCTGATGGCAGACGAGCGCCTCAACCTGGTTGACAAGGTGCTGGCCTATGTGTCCAGCCCGTTCCGTCTGTTTGCGATGGTGCTGATGGCTGTCCTGACCTTTGCGGGATACTTTGTATATACAAACCAAGACTTGCTGATCGGCGCTTACAAGGAGTCCAAGAAGATTCCAACGATTGCAGAGGATCGCGTAGAGGACGCAGCGGCGCACCTGTTCAAGCAGTCGGGCGCTATCGTGGTGGCGGTGTTCAAGGTCAATACGATGTTTGGCACTCGCGTCCTGCACCGCGCCTACGCCAAGGACGGCAGGGACAAGACCAACGATGGGCTGGATGTGGGGCTGTTTACGCAGAACGCAGCCAACAATGCCGATGTGGTCAGGTTGATGGCAAGTGAGATTCCTTGCGGTGAGTACAAGTCAGCGCAGTCCGAGATGGGGCTGTGGTACATAACCAGGGGCGTGGGCTACACCTGTCGGGTTGGCATCCCCCCAGAGCCGGGTCGTTTTATTGGGCAGATTACAGTCGGCTGGGCCACTGAGCCTGAAGACCTTGACAAGGCCCGCGCTATGCTTCAAATTGCAGCAACCATGTTATCTAGGAGTAAACAGTAATGGACTGGTTAAAACAAATTGCACCCACAATTGCCACGGCAATGGGTGGCCCACTGGCCGGCATGGCGGTGTCTGCCATCAGCAAAGCCATAGGAGTTGATCCTACTGAAGTTAGCGATCTTATCGAAAACAACAAACTTTCAGCAGAGCAGATAGCTCAAATCAAGGTTGCAGAGATTGAGCTACAGAAACAAGCGCAAGAGCTTGGCCTTAACTTTGCAAAGCTGGAAGTTGAAGACCGCAAGTCTGCGCGTGATATGCAGGCTGCGACTCGCTCAATGATGCCGCCATTGCTGGCCGGTGCTGTCACTGTCGGGTTTTTTGCCATTATGACGCTGATGTTTTTCAACAAGCTAGATGACAGCAACCCTGCCATCTTGATGATGCTGGGTTCACTTGGCACGGCGTGGACAGGAATAATTGCCTACTACTTTGGATCATCTGCTGGCTCACAAGCCAAGACCGATTTACTTTCTAAGACAGGGCCAGTTAAATGAAAGAAAACTTTGACTCCGCACTCGCTGCCGTCCTGCACCATGAAGGCGGCTTTGTAAACCATCCATCAGACCCAGGCGGCATGACCAACCTTGGCGTGACCAAGAAGGTCTGGGAGGAGTGGGTGGGCCATGAGGTTGACGAAAAAACCATGCGTGCTTTAACTCCAGAGATTGTTGGCCCGATGTACAAGGCCAAGTATTGGGACAAGATCAAGGGCGATGAGCTACCGGCTGGCGTGGACTATGTGGTGTTCGATGCGGCGGTGAACAGCGGCCCAGGTCGGGCTGCCAAGTGGCTGCAAGCGTGCGTGGGGGTCGATCCTGACGGCGGCATCGGCCCGAAGACTTTGCAGGCTGTGGCCGCATTTGAGGGCGATCTGGTTGACGATTATGGCAAGCGCAGACTGTCATTCCTGATGGACTTGCCGCACTGGCCAACCTTTGGCAAGGGCTGGAGCC